ATTGCAAAGAAACAGCGAGAACAAAATTATCAAAAACTGATTGGTACTGCACGAGAGCGTATGAAACGGGAGGTTCCTCGGCGATACCAAGTTCCGTATCAGATTACAGAACGGCTGTTCGCACTGCGTCAAAAACTATCGAAGATGCAATAAATGCCTGTGACACTCATGCAAAGTTCATGGCCCTGTACGATGTGCCTATGAAAGATGGCAAGCCGACAGGGAATGCACCAATCCATGATTGGCCCAAGGAGATATAAATGGACAATCGAACTGTGGCTTCAGCACACTCGCGGATTGATAAGGTTCAATCAAACTTAGCTACGCATGAGGCAGTCTGCGCAGAGCGTTGGGCAGAGATGCTGCACCGTGTAAAACGCATTGAGATGATTATGATCTCTACTGCTGGAGCATCTCTGCTCCTGCTCATATCGCTTGTACTAAGATCGTGATTTTTGAAGCCATTGCTGTAGTTCAGACCGCAAACACCGCGATTGGTGCGGTAAAAGAGCTACTCAAGAATGGCAAAGACATTTCGGATTGTGCTGAACAGCTGGGCAAGTATTTCGACGCAAAAGCAGAGATACAAAAGAAATCAGGTAGCTCACAGTCAACAGGCTCTGACCTTGAAAACTTTCTCCACCTCGAAAAGTTACGCCAACGCGAAGAAGAGTTGAAGACCATGCTGATATACCAAGGCAGAGCAAACCTTTACCAAGATTTTTTGAGGTATGCAGCAGAAGCAAAACGTAACCGTGATGAAGCAATCGAAGCACAGAAGAAAGCCAAAATCGCGAAGCGTCAAAGAAACCTGGCTTTGCTACGGTCTATGGTCATTGTATTTATATGTCTGCTGGGGTTGGCTGCGGTCGGTGGCTTTATTTATTGGATCTCTACTATGAGGCCCGTATGATTTATGTGTTCGCGTTGATCGTCATGACAGCAGAAGGAACCGTGATACCAGACAAGAAGGCATATTTTTACTCAATTGACAGGTGTAATTACTTTGCTGATCGAGTGAGTAGAACAAGATACAATTATTGGACTAAGCGCAAGGTGCAAGCGTATTGCATCCCTGAGTGGGTCAACCCGAAAAGCACGAAGATACTGAGGTAACTATGCTTGGAGTCATCGGAAAAATACTAGGATCAGAGAAGGTCATCGAGAGTGGTCTGAAGCTGATTGACGATATGCACACCTCAACTGAAGAAGAGGTTAAGGCCAAGGCTGATGCGAAAACCCAGCTTCTGCAAGCCTACGCCCCTTTTAAAATTGCTCAGCGCTGGCTAGCCCTTATGTTTGGTATGACCTTTTTAGGCAGCTATATCTTGGTTTTGGCTATGACTATCTCAGGCCAGGGCGACCCAGATGCAGTGACCAAGGTAATGGAACTCTTCAACATTAATTATGCGATGCTTGTCATCTTGACATTCTATTTTTCGGGGGGAGTCATTGAGGGAGTATTGGATAAAAGGAAAAAATAATGGCTAGATCTTTGATGCGGAAGTTCCGTGAAGTTAAAAAGAAAGATGGTGTTCCGGTCAAGTATACTGCTGGCGCTGCCAACCCAGAAGCCAGGAGAGCAGAGATCAAGCGCACAGCGGAGAAGTATCGTAAGGGTACGCTCACCAAAGAGGAGATGGACCGCATCTCTAAGCAAAGGAGCAAATCCTAATGGCGACATACAAAGGAATCAGCTCAAGATTTTCTCGGTCTACAATGGAGAAGGTCTACAAACGTGGGCTTGGCGCTTATTATTCTGCGGGGTCTCGACCAAAGGTTTCAGCACACCAGTGGGCAATGGGAAGGCTCAAATCATTTGTCACAGGCAAAGGTGGTGCGCGTAAGGCAGATAAAGATCTTCTGAACTGATGAGGTTTGCGGATATGGATGTGGAAAAACTGAAAGACCAGTTGATTCTCCATGAGGGATTAGAGCTTAAGAGTTATCAATGCAGCGCAGGGTACATAACGCTCGGGGTCGGGCGCAACGTCGAAGAGTTAGGCATCACAGAAGACGAAGCCAGGTATCTTCTGGACAACGACATTCTGAGGGTCAGCAAGGAACTGGACAATGCGATGCCCTGGTGGAGAGACATGAGCGAGGTGCGCCAGAGAGTTGTTGTTGATATGGTGTTTAACCTTGGTGTGAGTCGTTTCCTCAACTTTGGACTTGCCATCAACGCGATGCGGGAAGAAGATTGGGAAGAGGCGGCAGCTCAGATGTTAGATTCTAGGTGGGCAGACCAGGTAGGCCAGCGAGCCCACCGTCTTGCCAAAGCCATGATTGAGGATCAGTTGGAGGTTTAGATGCCAGAAAAACTAGAGCGAAGCCTGATGGCTCAGGCGCGAAAGAAGGGTCTCAAGGGTAAAGAACGCGATAGGTACGTTTACGGTACGCTGCAGAAGATCGCAGGGCCAAAGGAGTCTGAGAAGGCTTCTCGCACAGGTAGCGTAAGACGTGGCTAAAACTCCTGCATGGCAGCGCAAGGAAGGCAAGAACCCGAAGGGCGGTCTCAACGAGAAGGGTCGCAAATCCTATGAGAGAGAGAACCCAGGCTCTAACCTGAAGCGCCCAATCAAGTCAGGTGACTCCCCACGCAGAGCAAGTTTTCTTGCGCGAATGGGTGCAGCCAGAGGCCCAGAAAAGAAAGACGGAGAGCCAACAAGATTGCTTCTCTCACTCCGAGCCTGGGGCGCGAGCAGCAAAGCGGATGCCAGAGCAAAAGCTCGGGCGATATCAAAACGAAACAAAGCAAAAGCGTGAGGTGATTTATGCCAGGTCATTATGGAAAAGGCTCAGGAATGAAGCCAAAAGGCTCACAAATGTCAGCCATGAAGAAGGCCAGAGAGAAGAACAGAGAAAAAATGGGCGGTGCTAAAGCGCCCATGAAAAAGATGAAGTGATCAGAGGCAAGCGTTCTGCATAAAGGGGATAACAAAACAAAGCAAAAGCATCCAGTTGGTGTGATTGATCCCAGGTAAATACTTGCGAGGCTTTCGCTTTGTCAGTTTTGGTTCCTCGCAAGTCTTTATAAAGACAGATGCTGGGTATGGCACGTTGTGCTGAGCCCTCATTTGCTTGGTTCTCTTTTTGATCTCCATGAAGACTTGATGCTTGGCTTGGTCTATGCGCCATTCAATCGTCCATTTTAATTGGGTAATTTGAGGTCTGATCCAGTTGCGAAGATTTGATTTTTTTCTCTTAAAAAAAGCATGGAAAGACAGAGTTTTTGGGTCAATCTTCCGATTCGTTCTCCCTGTTTTTTTGCCAACCATTACCCTTTAAACCTGTCCCAGGAGTTTCCTGTGCTAAGTGGGTTTGTTGCTGGCACAGCGGTCTTTTCTTTGTCGTTGATAAAGACCTTTGTGTTCACCGCGATAGGCCACTGACGGGCATCTCCCTGGTTCTTCTCTTTGATCGTGACCTTCAAGTTCGCACCGACACTGCGAAGAGTGTCCAAGGCTTCCTCGATTGCTTCCTGCTGAGAAACTTGCATCGGGGCGTAACGCCCTGTCTGCTCATCGTAAGGGGTCTTGACCTCAAACCAGGCGCTTACCTGATACTCTCTGCCTTTGCTCACGCCAACCTCTTGTTCTCTTAGCGGCTGCATTTTGCTGTTACTGAAGTGTGGGTATGCCATATTTTTTCTCCTAAAATGGGATTTCGTCTTTTGAATCAAGTGGTGGAACTGGTGGCAGTGGATCAGGCTCTGTGCCGTGTGTCTCTGCGACAGGCATTTCTGGCTTACTGAGCTCCTTACTTTTCTCGTCCAACGCATTGGTTACCATCATCACCAAAGTTTTACTAGATGCCGCAAGTGACTCCAGTTTTTTCTCATTCTTTGTTGTCCACAAATGAATCTGACCGATCTTGGTCATTGCATGAATCTCTTTACAGGCTTGTTCTGCAAACTGGGTTTGAGTTTCTGCGTTTTTTTGTTGCGGAGATCTGTTTACTGGCTTTGGCTTGGCCTCTTCCTGATGCGATTCGGTTGGTTTGGGCGCATCATCATCCTGCTGTGCGATACCAAGGCAAGCGGCTAAGGCATATCTCCTGGCGTATGTAATCACAGCGCCAGCTTGTTGTGCTG